GTTTGGATTATATGCATTTGAAAGTTCCATAGCAGATATAGAAGAAGGTAACTTTCAAGGTATGGGTAAATTAGCTACAGAATGGGCAGCAAACGTAGCAGAAACTTTTACTATTCCTTTAACTGTACCTCAAGATGCGTATAGTACATTCTTTGCACCTGATGATGTCAGAATATTAAAAACTTTAGACAGTCCTAATCTTTTTAGTTTGTTTGTTAACAAATCCACTAAGCGTCTTCCTTGGAATAATTACATACATGACTTTATGGATGAAACTTTTGAAAATTATGAGAAACCTTTAGAGCTTACATCTCCGTTTACAACTGAAAAAATAAGAAGACCCGGAGCAATACAAAGGCAAACAACAGGTCTAATGTTTAGGGAGAGAAAAACACTTGTACAAAAAGAATTTATTAGACTTAGAATACCACCGTCAAAGTTAGCAAAAAGAACTAAAGACCCAAAATATAATCAGATTTTAGATTTTTTATCTGCTGAGTTTGCAGTAGGACCTTTACATGAACTTATGACATCAGAAAGGTATCTGAAACACAAAGATGACCCACAGCTTCAAAGACAAATGATAGAATATAGTATAGTTAATGAGTTTCACCCAGTAAAACGATATATAAT